CGGTAATAGAAGTTGCAGCTCCTGCAAAATTACTTATAGAAGCACTGAAAGTAGCACCTATAGACTGACCAGTGTTGTTAAGTAGATTACTTGAAAAATATGCAAGTTATAATTGTATTTTTGAATTAGGTGCTTTAAGTGCGTTTACCGTAAATAATCCTCAAGAGACATATAGACTTAGCGGCGCCGATGTAACAATTCTCCGCAGTGGAGGCGGCATAGACGAAAGACGAGTACAAACTGCTTACGATGCTCTAGGTAAAGAGCCTGGAAATCTAGAATATTTTATTGACGATGTGAATATACGTGCTATTGTTTCTCCGTCCAGACGCAGTGGTCTATCTCAAGCAACAAAGATAGAATTTACAGTAAATGAACCATATTCGATGGGCCTTTTTTTACAAGCTATGCAAGCCGCAGCACTACAAGCAAATTTTGCAAATTATCTCGAAGCGCCTTATATGCTCGAACTTGATTTTATAGGTTGGGATGATGAAGGAAATGCAGTTCCAGTAGAAAACGCAAACAAAAAAATTCCGTTAAAATTAGCAAACATTGAATTTGATGTAGAACGTGGAGGAAGTGTATATAAAGTTAGTGCATATCCTTGGAACGAAATGGCACTATTGGACAATTATCAAGTTATAGCAGACGATATTAGTATTTCTGGACCTAGTGTGTTTGAAATACTAACATCTGGAGAACAAAGCCTTACAACCATTATAAACAGGGCAATTCTAACAGCAGCACAAGCAAAAGAAGAACCAGGCTCAGATACCTATTTGATTAGATTCCCTAGTTCTAGAACTGGGTTAAACAACACGCAAACCGAAACAGCCGGTGACACTGGTGCAACTTCTGCTGGTGATCCTTTATCGGTTACAGCACAACTTGGAGAAAATGTAGGGGAATATGCAGCTGAAAGTCTTGCCGGCGGATTGTTTAGCAACACCGGAAATAGTGTAGTAGAAACCATTAGAAGTGACACATTAAATGATTTAAATCAGATAGGTGCTGCTTTCATGTTAGATCCAGATCCAATGAAAATTAGATCTAATGGCGATCATCCGTTTGGACTAGGTTTATATACTTGGGAGGAAAACGAAGATGGCGTGGGGGTTTATAGACGTGATGGCGTTGAACTTTCAATAACTGGCGATCAAAGAACATTTAAATTTAAACAAGGTACAAAAATTTCTAAAATTATTGAAGAAATTGTTTTAGCAAGCGATTATGGTAGAGCTGCTATTCAGAGTGTAAACGAAGAAGGAATGACGCCTTGGTTTAGAATTGAACCGCAAGTGTTTGTTTTAGATAATCCTGCACACGAACAAATTGCAGGTAGAAAACCTTTAATATGGGTTTACAACGTTGTGCCTTACGAAGTTCACATTTCGACGTTTAGTGCTCCTAACCAAGACATTGGAACTAAAGAAAGACAAAAACAAGCAGTAAAAGAATACAATTACATCTATAGCGGACAAAATCAAGATGTATTAGGTTTTGACATAAAATTTAATGCAGCATTTTTTACTGCTATTAATACCGACTTTGGTGAAAGAAGCGCAGGTGAAAGAAGTGCAACTTCTGAAGGTATTACAGCTACATCTCCAGAAGCAGGAATTCAACGTGGTTCGGATACAATTTCAGATGAGCCTCAAGGGTCCACAGAAGTAGTGCCCTCTGCAACTGGCGTTGCCAGCGGAAATTATAATATTGATAGATTACAAAATATTGCAAGAACTTTTCATGAAGCTCTTCTTAATAGCGATGTTGATTTGATTACAGCTGATCTAGAAATATGGGGAGATCCGTATTACCTTACTGATAGCGGTATGGGAAATTATAATGCTGAAAGATCAGGAGCATCAGTAATGGTTAATGCTGACGGATCTGCAGACTATCAACAAGGAAATGTTCATATCGGTATAAACTTTAGAACACCAATCGATTACAATCAAGATGGTACTATGGAATTTCCTGAGGATACACAAGCTGTGAAAGGATTTAGCGGATTATATCGTGTACTCAGTGTAGATTCAAATTTTTCAAATAATCGGTTTACGCAAACGCTAGGATTACTTAGAGAAAGAAATCAAAGTTTAGAAGGTGCTGTTGAACAACAACAAGCGCAAGCAACAAGACAAACTGATGTTGCTACTAATACAAATGATGAAAACAATTCAACACCACCGGAGACTACTGGTCAAGCAGTAAATGATAGAACAACAGCAACAACTGTTGCACCAGCAGCAGAACCCCTTAATGACAATGGCGATCTAGCTGAAATTGTTTCTAAAAATGGTGTAAGAGTTCAAGTGGCTGCACTATATGCAGATCGTTTTCAAGGATTTATTGACGAACTTGAAAACGACTATGGTTATGAAATAAGAACCTTATCAGGTGAACGCAGAACAAGAGTATCGACATCAGGACGATGGAGTTATCATGCCAGCGGCTTAGCTATAGATATTAATGGCTCAGAAAATAGATGGATAGTTCCTAGATCGCCAACTGCTCCTGAACCAACAGACATGCCACAAAACGGCACCGGTTCTGCAATGCCAGCATTGGCTGCAAAATATGGATTAGGATGGGGCGGCGCATGGAACAGTTCTACAGATTCTATGCATTTTAGTTTAGCAGTTAGCGAAGGCGGAACAGTTGAGTGGGAGCCAAACGGATTAATTCCAGGGGCACCTCAACCTAGAGAGCCTGTTGCAACAGGCGAGCCTCAAGAATTACCCACAGCTGGGCCCGACGATGGTTCTCGGTCTTCTGCACCAAGCGGAAGCCAAGATCCAAATAGGAGAGCGTTTATTCAAGGAGAAATCGATAAATTAAATGCAAGTATTGCTCAAGGTAGAACTTCATTAGCAGATGCAGAAGAATTAGCAAACACTAGTACAAATCCAACTATAGTTTCGCAAGCAAATAGTGTTGCTGCCTCGCTTAGAGAAACAATACAAAACAAAGAAAGAGCATTAGCAAGAGCTAATGCTGATCTTAACAGTCTAGATCAATCACAAGTTGGGCTAGATGCTTTTGGAGGAACGGGTACTCCTGTGAGCAGTACATCCCCTGTTTCCAATACTCCTGTGAGCGGTACATCCCCTGTTTCCGATACTCCTGTGGCTACACCTAATCCAGCTAGTAACCCCCAAGGAAATGTATCTGGTCTCAGACCTTACTATGGTCTTAACATCGAAGATGATAGATATGACTTTAACACCGGCGATAAAATCAAAGCAATTCTTGCCGCATATAGGAATATAAACAATGGCTGAAAGTAGACGAAGTTCTGATAACGAAAATAATGTAGCAAATGGGCGTAACGTACCTGCTGGAGTATACGAAGCAATAGTAGTAAGTCATCTTGATAGTACCTATATGGGAGGATTATTAGTTGACGTCTTACATCCTACATCCTCTGGTTCTTTACCTGAAAGAATAGGAACAAGTGTTGAAGCAAGATACCTAATGCCATTTTATGGAACCACACATAGAGAGGCAACAAGTCCCAATGACGGGTATAGTGCAACACAAAAAACATACGGAATGTGGATGGTTCCTCCCGATGTTGGAACTAAAGTTTTAGTTATTTTTCTTGAAGGCGGTTCTAGATGCTATTGGATTGGGTGCGTTCAAGACGAATATATGAATTTTATGATTCCGGACGGCCGACCAAGCACCGATCTCACCACTGATATTACACCTAATAATCTAAAAGGTAAAAAATTGCCGGTGGGCGAATATAATAAAAAGGTAGAACGTGCAACAGGTAATGATCCAACTAGATTTAAGAAACCTTATAACAAGGATTTTACACAAGTACTAGAAGTACAAGGATTATTAGACGACGAAAATAGAGGAACAACGACATCGAGTGCAAGACGAGAAGTTCCTAGTGCTGTGTTTGGTGTAAACACTCCTGGACCATATGACAAGAGAGCTGGCTCTCCTCGTTCTCCTCAAGGCCAAGCTCAAAACAAAGCAAATGTCTATGCTAATAGGCTAGGCGGACATAGTTTTGTAATGGATGACGGCGACGATAAGTTTATTCGTAAAACTACTGCCGATGCAGGACCTCCAGAATACGTAAACAAAGAATTAGGCGAAGCAGGCGGTGATCCTACACTTCCCCATAACGAATTAATGAGATTTAGAACACGTACAGGACATCAAATATTGATGCATAATACGGAAGATTTTATCTATATTGCTAATTCAAGAGGCACTGCCTGGGTAGAACTATCCTCAGATGGTAAGATTGATGTTTATGCAAATGATAGTATTAGTGTACACTCTGATCAAGATATCAATCTAACAGCAGACAGAGATATTAATATCGAGGGCGGAAGAAATGTTAATATTCGTGCTAGTGCTGCGTTTAGTCAAGGAAATCCCGAAGCAATAGTTACAGTAGAATCTGTATCTACAGTGTATCCACAAGTTGATGATACTCCACCTGAGCCTATATCAGAAGATCCCCAGAATATTTTCGTTTTAGGAGATAGTCACGGAGTAGCTATTAAATCTGCAGGAGATTTCCAAGGATCCCCTGTAAACGGAGCAACGATACAAGCATCTGCTGGACAGATCAGCGCCATACCGGATAATTCTACTGTGGTTGTTAGTGTAGGAAACAATAATATTGGCTCCGAACCAGGAGTGGTTTTAGATAATATACAAGTAGGAATTTTAACACCACTTAAAAATAAAAACTGCACAATATTTGTAGTGGTGTTCCCTGACATCGATCTAAACGGAGCATATGCATCTACCTACAGTTCTGCAGGATATACAGCTAACTATAATAGTGTAAGAGAAGTAGTAAAAAGTGCAGCAAGTGCTGTCGGTGCAACAACATTTGAGTTGACCAGTGCAGATATAAATCCTGCAGATCCGATGAAAATACATGCAACACCTGCAGCATATCAGAGAATTGCAGATCAAGTGAAACAAGCTGCACCAGGCGGTTCAGTACAGCCCTCTGAAAATACTGCTAGAGCTCCAAGACCAGAACTTTCAGTAGAAACACAAACTTTTACAGCACCTAGTGGCAGAGTTACAATAGAAAGTAAGTTTGATACCCACATTAGGTCGGATAGAGACACTAAATTTCACGTTGAAAGAAATAGAGACGATTATGTAAAAGAAAACTATAAAACATTTGTTGAAGCAAATAGAGATATAAAAATTACAGGTTATCTAAGGCATTCTAATGAAGGAAACATAAATTTCGAAACTACTGGTGGAAATTATTTTGTAACTGCTAGTTCAGGTAATTTAGATTTTAATGCTAGCGATAATATAAGATCTCAGAGCGGTAATGACATTAGCTTAAAAGCTGGAGGCAAAATTGCAGGCGACGGTAACCCTGATGTTATTTGGAATAGTAGTGCTTCTGTGCCTGCACTTACAGCAACACCTGCTGTGCCTGCTGCAAAAGTTGTTTTACTTAAAAATTACGGAGTTACAAAAGTAACCCCAGGCGGCACCGCCGGATCCACAGTTCCGAGCATTGTAAAAAGATCTCCAACACACGAACCTTGGACGCAACATGAAAATTTAAATCCTCTAGCATTTAAACCGGCTAATCTTGATAGGGAATACGACGAGCAACCTTTACAAGCATCCTATAGTATAACACCTGATACATTTAGGAAAGGCGTAGGTATAACCCCTCCTTCTAGCGCACCTGCATCAGTAGCAGGTCAAACACAAGAAGATGGAGAGATTGGATCACCTGATCAAGCATATACTCCACCAATCAATCTTGTAGAAAGTGCATCTAATGCCGAAGCCAGAGCCACTGCTGAAAATTATCTCGGTAGACCTATGAATGATCAAGAATGGGATTACCTTGTACGTGCTACAGTTGCAGAAGCAACCTCTAATCCTCAAGAACAAGCAGGAGTAATGGCGGTTATGCTCAACAGAGTGGCTGCAAATGGATATGGAGGAAATGATGTAGTTTCAGTTTTAGAAGCGCCGAACCAATTCCAAGCAGTCACCGGAACAAGAGCAGATGGTAATCGTCCAAGTAGAAACTTTACTAATCCTACAAGAAGTCAAATTGATGGCGCATTAACTGCTACAGTAAATTATCTACCTAGTGCTAACAAAGATTGGTTAAACTTTACCGCTTACAATCCTGCTGCTTACGGTCCTGGAACGAATATAAACTTTAGGCAAGATGTGTTAAACGCTCCGGGCTCAAGGGTTATAGGCGGAACAGTGTTCGGTACAGTTAGGGGGTAAATACGATATGAGCACACTAGAAAAAAATTTATACAAAAGAGTACAAGTAGCAGATCCTCAAACCCAACAAAAACCTGCTAGCAGCTCTGCCTATCGTAGTATTTCAACTGTTAACGATGAAAATGATAGTTTTCGTCTTTACGACCTTGCTGTTATCAAGCAAGATATTATAAATCACTTTCATATCCGTCAAGGAGAAAAACTAGAAAATCCCGAATTTGGCACTATTATCTGGGATGTGCTATTTGACCCACTAACTGAAAGTCTTAAACAAGCCATTGTAAGTAATGTACAAGACATTATCGACTATGACCCAAGAGTCGCTGCTGATCAAGTGATCGTCAACGAATATGAAAGCGGAATACAAATCGAATGTGTGCTAATTTATCTTGATTATAGTATTGCAGAAACTATGCAACTACAATTCGATCAACGTAACGGGTTGCTGTCATAAAATAAAATACGCACTTTTCTTAATACGATAAATATCATATAACAGAGGAAAGCAAATGTCAGCAACAGATAGACAAAATCGATTATTAGTTGCGGAAGATTGGAAGAGAGTTTACCAGTCGTTCCGCAACGCAGATTTTCAGAGCTATGATTTCGACAATCTACGTCGAACAATGATTAACTACCTTAGAGAGAATTATCCTGAAGATTTCAATGACTATATTGAAAGTTCAGAGTACCTTGCACTAATTGATCTTATTGCTTTCCTGGGTCAAAATCTTGCTTTCCGTGTCGACCTTAATGCCAGAGAAAATTTCCTTGAATTAGCAGAACGTCGTGAAAGTGTTTTAAGACTAGCTCGATTGTTGAATTATAATCCTCGCAGAAATCAAGCTGCTAACGGTTTACTTAAATTTACTGCTGTAAAAACCGACGAAGATGTTATTGATTCTAACGGACAAAATCTTTCAGGACAAACCATTCAATGGAACGATGTCACAAATTCTAATTGGTACGAACAATTTATTAAAGTTTTAAATACTGCTTTGCCAGTAAACGGAGTTTTTGGACGTCCAAATAAGCTAGACAACGTAGCAGGTATTACTACTGAACAATATCGATTTAATGGCGTAAATACCAATGTACCGGTATATAGTTTTGAAAAAACAATCGAAGGAAAAACCACACCGTTCCAAGTTGTTTCAACAGACATTGTTAACGGCGAACTAAAGGAAGAAGATCCGTTACCGGGTAATAATTTTGCTTTTCTATACAGAGACGACGGCCAAGGGGCAGGAAGCACTAACTCTGGATTTTTCTCGCATTTCCGCCAGGGAGTTTTAGCAAATGGATCTTTTAGTATTACACAACCAACAGAAAATCAAACAGTAGCAATCGATGCTACTAATATTAATAATTCTGATGTTTGGTTATTCAAATTAGATTCTAATGGAGTTGAAACAGAAAGCTGGACTAAAGTTGACGCTGTTGAAGGTAATAATATTATCTATAACAGTATCAACAAAGGTATTAGAAATGTTTTCAGTGTGTTAACAAGGATTGATGATAGAATCAACTTAATCTTTAGTGACGGTGTATTTGGCAACTTGCCAAAAGGTAATTTCCGTACTTACTATCGCACAAGTGCAAATCGAAATATGATTATCACACCTGCAAGTATGCAATCGATTACAGTAAGAATACCTTATCTAAGTAAACAAGGCAGAGTACAAAATCTCACAATTACAATGGGATTACAATATACTGTATCAAATGGTGACATAGCAGAAACAAATAATAGCATTAAATCAAATGCGCCAGCAACTTATTACACACAAAATAGAATGATTACTGGTGAAGATTACAATGTAGCTCCTTTAGCAATAAGTCAAGATATTGTTAAAGTAAAAAGTGTAAACAGAACTTCAAGCGGAATAAGTCGGTATTTTGATTTAATTGATGCTACCGGAAAATATAGTCAAACTAATTTATACGGAAATGACGGTGTAGTATATAAAGGTATTTAGAGTAGGGTCCGCTACAACAAACAGTTTAAAATTTGTTGAGCCTGGAGCAGTAATTAAATTTGTTACAGGCGATCCTAATAAATGTTTTGATAAAAATAATAATATTGTAAACCGACCAGTAACACAAGCTGGCGATAAAGAATATATTTGGACTAAGGTTTTACAAGTAATAGGAACAGGTGCAAATTTAGAAACTTATCAAGGTCCCATCACACTAGCAGATAAGATTCCATCAGGTGCAACCGTTGATGAAATTTTACCAAAATTAGCTGAAAGTTTAACTGACGACCTGAAGGTAGAAATTATTGACCAAACATTTGCTTATAATGATTTTGGACTACGTTATGATGTAGATGCTAGACAATGGCGGCTAATTAAAAATTCTAACCTTGATAAAACAAGTAGTTTTAACACAGGCTTTACAGGCGATGTTTCTAATTTAAATCTCGACAGTAGTTGGTTAATACTGTTTGAAACAAACGGCGAAACATATACAGTCACTTATAGGGGACTTCGTTACATATTCGAAAGTGATAAAGAAATTAGATTCTACTATGACTCTAATGATAAGGTATATGACAATAAAACAGGAAAAGTTATAAAGGATAAAATTAGTGTGCTTAGTATCAATACTAAGCCTGATGATACAAGTGCCTTTACTAATGGCTTTCAATGGGAAATATTAGAAGAATATAGAGACGGTGAAGGTTATGTAGATAGCACTAAAGTAGAAATTACATTTGCTGACCAAGACAACGACGGCACAATTGATGATCCTGATTTGTTTAATAATATTGTTGGTCCAGATCCAAGTCGTTCTAATGTAGGTAAAATTATAGTTTTAGAAAAATATTTTACTGAAGCAGGAACAGAAGATTTCCGCTATATAGATTATGAGCAAGCCGGCATACGCATAGGACGAGGCGATCCACTTTTATTAAGTTTGTATAACGACGGTGACGTATTTTATGATCAAGATACAAATACATTTAAATATCTAAATGCATCTATTCCAGAATTAATTGTTACATCTAATTATAGAGCATTCAAAGGCAGAGATAAATTAAAATTCCATTATGTGCATGTGGCAGATAGTAATAAACGTATTGATCCAAGTGCAAGCAATTTAATTGATGTTTATATGTTAACAAAAGGATACGACAGAAACTTTAGATTGTATCTAGATAATCAATTAAGTCAGCGTCCTTTACCGCCAAGCAGCGACGAACTATTCCGATCTTATGGTTCTGAAATTAATAAAATAAAATCAATATCCGATGAAGTTGTATATCATCCGATAAAATATAAAGTGTTGTTTGGTCCTAAGGCAAACCCAGATCTACAGTCAGTGTTTAAACTAGTCAAAAATCCAGATCTAGTTTTAAACGATAACGACATAAAAACACGAGTAATTGATGCAATCAACCAGTATTTTGCGTTAGAAAACTGGGATTTTGGAGATACGTTTTATTTCCAAGAATTGGCGACATATATAATGAATACTCTAGCACCAGACCTAGTAACAATTGTAATTGTTCCAAAACAAACAAATCAATCATTTGGTAGTTTATTTGAAATACGTTCAGAATCAGATGAAATTTTTATTAACGGTGCAACAGTTGATGATGTAGAATTGATCAATGAAATTACAGCATCGAGATTAAACGCAAGCGGTAATGTAGTTACAGCAAGTTCTATTACAAACAGTACCGGTATCCAAAGTAGTACAACAGGAAGTTATTAATGGCTTACAATAAAGATCAAACAGAATCACCATTGCCAGTTGGAAATGATGAAAAGCGTACTAGCATTGACTTTTTGCCAAAGTATTTTAGAACACAGGCAAATAAAAAACTATTATCGAGCACTTTAGATCAACTAATTCAACCAGGTGTTGCGGAAAAATTAAGCGGTTACTACGGTCGCACTACTGCTAAAAGTTTTAGAGCAAATGATACATACATTGAAGATGTGAGCGAACAAAGACAAACTCGTCAGCTAGAACCTGCGACAGTAGTCAAAGACGATCTTAAAAACGTACTATTCTACGGTGATTATCCTGATTATGTAAATCAGATCACAAATTTTAACGGTAATGCTGTAAATCAAAGTCTACTTAATTCGCAAGAATATTATGCATGGAATGCTAATATTGATTGGGACAAGTTTGTAAACTTTCGTGAGTATTATTGGTTACCTAACGGTCCTCAAACAGTTACAGTCTTTGGACAATCAAAAGATGTAACCAGCACATATACTGTTACTGCTGAACTACAAGACGATAATACGGTATACAAATTTAGTCCTCCAGGGTTTACCCCAAATCCAAGTTTGCGTTTGTTTAGAGGACAGACATACCGTTTTGAAATCAACACTCCGGGACATCCTTTTAGTTTTTCTACTAATTTAAACTTCGCTGATACTCCTTCGGAAGTCAAACAAACAGACAGTGGATTGTGGATTGTAAGCACCATTGGCGGCGGCGAAAATGAAAGCTCTCTATATGTTCAAGGTATGCGAGCATACGACCTAGAAGGAAATGAGATTGCTCCTGTGAATATCGAAGAAGGTGTTTTGGAATTTGAAATACCTTTAGAGGCACCTGATCGATTGTATTATGCAAGCAAAAATAGTATTAATACAAGCGGACTTGTAAAAGTTATGGATATAGAAGAAAACACTGCTATCGATATAACTGAAATTATTGGTAAAAAAACTTATACAAGTTCTAACAAAGTAAAATTTACAAACGGCTTAAAAGTCCGTTTTGTAGGAGAAGTAATTCCTGAAATTTATAATTCTGACGAATGGTATGTAGAAGGCGTTGGAGATAAAATCCGTCTTGTTAAAGAAAGTGATTTAACTATTCCTGCAAGTTATAGTGAAGATATTCCTGTACCATTCGATAGTGCCGGTTTCGATAGACTGCCATTCGGAAATGCAAATAGTTATGCAGGCACAAAGGATTATATAGTTGTCAATAGGGCAAGTGTTGATAGAAATGCATGGACAAGATATAACAGATGGTTTCATAAAGATGTTATAGAACAAAGCGCAATATATAATAGATCTCCGTCGGAACTTGATCAAACAGCCAGAGCAAGTAGACCGATTATAGAATTTGAAGCAGGACTAAAACTTTATAATTTTGGAACACAGGCAAAGCAAGACATTGATCTTATTGACACTGTAACAACAGATGCATTTTCAAATGTAGAAGGTGCATCGGGGTATAATATTGATGGCATTGCTCTTGCTGAGGGAATGAGAATTATTTTTTCAGCAGAAACTGATATTAGGGTAAAAAATAAAATTTATAAAGTAAGTTTTATTACGCATAATGGAAATAGGCAAATTAGCTTATTAGAAACTGATGATACTATTCCGCAAGAAAATGAAACCGTATTGGTTAAAAACGGTAACACAAAAAGAGGGCAATTATATTGGTTTAACGGAAATATATGGCAATTAGGACAATTAAAGAGTGACGCGAATCAGTGTCCTCTTTTTGATATGTTTGATAAAAATGGAAATAGTTTCGGTGACAATACAGTATATGATACTACGTCATTTAGAGGAAATAAAGTTTTTGCATATATCGAAGGAACCGACGAAGCTATTGATACTGAATTAGGGTTTCCGTTAACATATAGATCGATTGAAAATTTTGGCGACATTAGTTTTGAATTTCCACTTATTAGTGATACATTCAATTACCAGCAAGATGACGATCTTGTAGAAGTAAAAACAGAAACTGGTTATTTACGAAAGTATGAAGATCTAAATAATTATGCAAGCCAAAACGGCTGGGCGAAAGCAAATAAGTTAAGTAGACAAGCAGTAATTAGACAGTATGTTGTTGAAACACAAACAAATGATTTTGCAATTGATGTTTTTGATCGTAGTGGAGATTTAAACGATCTCCAAGTAAAAGTTATTTTAAATAACGTTTTACAAGCTGAAAATATCAAATATGAAATAAACAGAATAAACGGTGTAGCATATATTAGATTTACAAATGATCTAAGTGTAGATGATAATCTTATTTTAAAATGCTATAGTACTACCAATAAAAACAAAAATGGATATTACGAAATTGCACATAATCTAGAACGTAATCCTCTCAATACAAATATAGGAGTGTTTACCCTAGGCGAAGTTATTGATCATGTAAACACTATTACAGAAGAACATCCAGATTATAATGGAAATCCCTATCCAGGAGCCAGTAATTTAAGAGATATTAGTAATCTTGATAGTTATGGTAAGCGTTTTGTAAAACACAGCGGTCCTGTTAATCTTGCACTTTATCATTTAGTTGACAAAGAAGCAAATATAATTAAAGCACTTCGTTTTGCAAGAGCCGAGTATGCAAAGTTTAAGAGACTTTTTATACAAACTGCTGAAACACTTGGGTACGATGGTCCTATAAAACAGCATGTAGATTTAATTATGCAAACCATCAACGCTCAAAAAACAGAGCGCATGCCTTTTTATTTTACAGACATGTTACCGACCGGCGGATCAAAGCGTTTAGAGTATAATATAACAGCCAGTACAGGCGAATACTTTGCGCTATCTAAACCATTTACGTTAACTGAAAAAACTGCTAAATCTGTGCTTGTATATCTCAATGGATTACAGTTAACTTATAACAAAGATTACACTTTTAATGATCAAGGATTTGTAAGAATTACAACAAATACAAATCCGGGCGATCTTGTTGAAATTTATGAATACGATACAACTGACGGAAGTTATGTTCCCAGCACACCATCAAAACTTGGATTATATCCTAAATATGAACCTCAAATATATATAGATGATACAACCCTTGAACCTAGACAAGTAATTCAAGGGCACGACGGTAGTATTGTTTTAGCCTATGGTGATTTTAGAGATCAATTGCTATTAGAATTAGAATTAAGAATTTTTAATAATATTAAACAAGAGTATCGTCCTGATATATTAGATATAAATGATTTTGTAGGCGGTTTCTATAGAAATACAGGATTTTCTAAAACTGCAATTGATGGTCCTATTATTGCAGATTTTGTTGAATGGTCGAATATTGCTGGCGATCCTGATTATACTACAAGTGAGTTTTATGAAACAGGAAACGGATTTACTTATAATTATAATAGTATGAGCTCTCCTAACAATGATGTACTTCCTGGATTTTGGAGAGGAGTTTATCGTCAAGCATATGACACTGATCGTCCTCATACTCATCCTTGGGAAATGCTTGGATTTACTATTAAACCTACATGGTGGGAAATGGTATATGGTCCTGCACCTTATACGAGTGCCAACCTTATACTTTGGGAAGACCTAGAACAAGGCGTTATCCGTGAACCCAATGTACCTGTACAAAGAAATAAAAAATATGCAAGACCCGGCCTCACCAATCATATTCCAGTGAATGATCAAGGACAGCTTTTAGATCCACTAGCAAGCAATTATGCTCAAAATTTTATACAGTCTAGAACTAGAGATCTGTTCAATTATGGTGATGAAACGCCTGTTGAAAGTGCTTGGCGCAAGAGTTCAGAATATCCATTCGCACTTATTACATCATGGATACTTAATCAGCCTACAAAAATAATTGGTATTGGATTTGATCTTAGTAGAATAGAGAGAAATCTAGTAGGAAATCTAGTTTATACAGAATCTGATGTAGTAATAAGATTAACAGATCTTGTATTTCCTAATACGTTTGAAGATAATTTACGTGTAACTACAAGTGGACTTGTAAATTATGTTTATAATTACATGGCAAGTAGTACTACTGCAATTTATGAGAATTATCAAAATAATATTAAAAATATCAACAATCAGCTTTCAATAAAAGTTGGCGGCTTTACAGAAAAAGACAAGTTTAAATTAATTCTAGATAGTCGTACACCTTTAAATAAAGGCAACGTTTTTGTTCCAGAAGAAAACTATCAAATTTTCCTTAATACAAGTTCGCCTATTGATACGGTAAGTTTTAGTGGAGTTATAATACAAAAAGAAGCTGCTGGTTATATTATCAAGGGCTACGATAAAGAACTTTCAAAGTTTACATATTATGAACCTGTTGTAAAAACAAATGATCCCGTTATCAATGTCGGCGGAGTAAGTGAAGAGTATGTTGACTGGAACGAGCGTAAACAATATGTTAAAGGTCAAAATGTAAGATACAACGGTTAAAGGTCAAAATGTAAGATACAACGGAGTATACTATCGTGTAACAAACAGTCATGTAAGCTCTACAGATTTTGACGAAAATAATTTTGCTAAATTATCTTCTTTACCGCAAGTGGGTGGCAGAGATGCAGTGTTAAGACGAACGTTTACTCAAAGAGAACTAACATTACCTTACGGCACACTAATAAGAACAGTACAAGAAGTTGTAGATTTTATTTTAGGATATCAAGAGTGGTTAAAAAATCAAGGTATTATATTTGAATACTTCAATGAAGAAACTAATCAAATTGAAGACTGGAACTTCTCAACAAAAGAATTTTTATTTTGGACCACCCAAAATTGGGCAGCAGGCAGTGTAATAGCATTAAGTCCTGGTGCACAGGAAATACGTTTTAAGAGAGATTTTGTTGTTGTAGATAATATTTTTGACGATTTTTACAATTACAGTTTATTAAAAGCCGACGGCAAAAAACTTGAAAGACGATTTAGCTCTATTGCTAGAGATAGCGAAAATGATTTTGGTTTAAGATCAAAAAACACAGCAGACGGCATTTATGCAATTCGTTTACCGTTAGTACAAAAGGAACACATAGTCCTTCTAGACAATAAAACTGTGTTCAATGATTATATCTATGATCCGGAAGCAGGATATCGCCAAGAGCGTATTCGTGTTACCGGCTTCCGCTCTGACGCATGGTCCGGCGGATTAAACATTCCTGGATTTATTTACGATAATGCCAGCGTAACAGAGTGGGAAGCATGGAAAGACTATTCAATTGGATCACTTGTAAAATATAAAGAATTTTATTATGTTGCATTGGGTAACTTAACTGGCGTAGAAGTTTTCAATAGTTCTGACTGGGAACGTTTGGAAGAACGCCCACAAGCACAGATGTATCCTAACTTTGACTATAGAATCAATCAATTCGCAGATTTTTACGATCTTGATAGTGATAATTTTGATGTTGAGCAACAGAAACATGCACAGCATCTTATAGGTTATCAAAAACGTCAATATTTGCAAAATATTATCAACGACGAAGTAAGCCAATTTAAATTCTATCAAGGATTTATTCAAGACAAAGGCACAATTAATTCTTTAACAAAATTATTTGATGCACTTGCAAGTGCGGACAAAGATAGTTTAGAGTTTTATGAAGAATGGGCTGTGAGATTAGGACGCTATGGCGCTACTGATAACTTTGAAGAAGTAGAATATATAATTGATGAAAAGGAATTAAAACTTGACCCTCAACCTATCGAATTAGTTGATAGTATTCCGCCTAACGATGTTGATCTAACATATAAATTATCTAGAGGTGATGTATACAGCTCACCTAGGAATTACGATCATGCACCGTTTCCAATTACAACAAATCCACAAGCAACAACTCGTTCTGCAGGATACGTTTTTGATCAAGATGTAAGATTTAGAATTGATAATAAAAGCGATATGATCGGAAAGAGTATTAGTGTTATTGGTCCCGAAGATTATATTTGGGTCACAGGTCGAGAGGAAGATTGGGACGTTCTACAGCTTATTAACACTGATTATAGAGTAATAGACATTCAAGTTGAAGATGAAGGCGCTGATGGGCTAGGTCAGTCGGTTACTCCGACTGCAATTTTTACACTTGATAGATCTGCGGAAGACTTCGATATAAATCAAGTAATTGGAATGTCAAACGTAAAAGAGCAGAACAAAGGATTTTTTGGAATTATTGAAATCCAAAATAATAAAATCACGGTCGAAGTTGCATCAACACAAGTATTAGTTCCAAAAGAGGAAGACGAAGAAATTAATGGTTATATTGCTGTTCTTAGAAGTGTAAGAGCAAAGTCTACGTCGAATCAATCTCCTATCGAAGTAGCTAATAACACCTTTGGAAATAATACACTACTTGATAAACAAAGAGTTTGGATTGACGGTATTACTGAAACTTCGTGGAAAGTGCTGCAAAAAGAAAAATCGTTTGATACTTACTATCAAGTAATAAATCCAGACAACACTGTAAGTAATAGTGTTGAGTTTGGAAGTGATATTGCAGTAAATAGATCCAATACTGTTATGGTAGTCGGTGACAAAAATAATAGTAAGATTCATTCTTATGTGAGACCGAGTATTTCAAATGAATTTCAATTAGTCGAATCTAAAGATCCAAATACAAGTATCAATGGCTTTGGCGATAATATTGCAATAAGTGAGGATTCAGAGATACTTATTGTTGGATCACCAGAAGCAACAGGATTTAGCAGTAATTTTGTTGGTAATTATAGTAAGTCTATATCTTATCAACAAAATTCTATTGTAAAATATCAAGAAAATTACTGGAGTGCTATAAGACAAGTGCCTGCAGAAAATAATGCAGTTACATTTACTACATTTGACAGTTATGCATTTATTGAAAAAAATAATGATAGTAGTAAACTGGATCTTTTACTACAAGGCACTCCTTATCTTGCAAACGAACTTACTGATCACTTATTAGTTAAGGCTCCTATAGATCAATATAGAGCAACAGAAGCGGGAGATAAACTTTATCTTAGATGGAATCTATACACTAACTTTAACAGAGTCGAAGGTAGTAATATCGCAGTTCAACCGTTTCCAACAAGGATCAATACTGCTAATACAGGACAATATAAAGCCCCTGATGCAAACTTTATAAACGGTGAGCATGTAATTGTTGAAAAAATTGATCAAGTTATTTTGTTGACTGAATATGCAAATCCTCCTAAAGAAGGCGACATAGTTAGTACAAGTAGCGGTCAAGGTACAGTAGACAAAGTCTTCAAGAAAGACTTTAGTATGGTATTATATATTAAAAATATAAACGGAGAATTTTTAGAACAAGATGATTTATTCTTAAATGAGCAGTTGGTTGGTTCTTATCAAACACCTCATTATAATACTGCTTCTGGAACAGGAGGTTGGTGGTATATCAACACAAACAATCAGTATTTTACTAGTAATGAATTTACTGCACTAGAAGATTTTTCAGACCCGGGTTATGGGTTAGTATACCAAGATATATTCACGTATAATGAAGACACAGAATCATATGCAAGAACCAACCCAAACTATTATTACAACAGTTTAGACGGTGTGCAAGCATATGGAATTAATAAAGAAACTGCATTTATTACAACATTAAGTCATCGAGGCGATGCTTACGAAAATCCTGTAAGAGATATAAACGACAGCCGCTGGTTGATAAGGTTACCAAAAGAGTTAGAGAGTCAAGTCTCGGTTGACGATTATTTAAACATTTGGATTGACGATGATGCAGACCCTGTTGATGAATTATTGACCGGAATTGATGCTACAATTATTAACATGAATCCAACAGGCAGCAACGAAGGCACCCACAGAATTAGAGATTTCTGGGATGGTTATATTGATTTCAAACACTTTAACACGCAGCGTGATGTAGATTTTGATAGTGACAGTCAAACTGGCGACTTTTTTGAACCAAAAATAGGTGATATTGTAGAAGACGGGCTAACAGGTACAGAAGCAGAAGTTGTATACTACATAAAAAGAAATCAAAGTGACGCAAGAATTTATTTAAAAAATATATCAGGACAAGGTTTTACATTATTAGATCAAATAAAACTAAAAACTCTGGAAACTAACAATATACGTGACGACATTAATGGTCTTCCTAATAAACGTCCTATGGGTATAATTCAAAAAATTAGTCTCGCAGATGCAACCGTAGGCAAATTAGCTGTATTTGAAGAATCACAACCTGTTGCAACTGATACAAACGGACTTCCGCTTTATGCACCAGGTGCATTCACGTGGCCTGCGAATGCCAATTCTTATTTTGGTGATCTAAATGATTTTGCGTATGTCAATAAAGAATATTGGATCTATAAAGAAGTACGCGACGAAGTGGGAATAAACTTGTCAGCAAGTATCCCAAGTACATCAAACAGAGACTGGCAAATTGTATACAATATTCCTGTTGTAGAAGACGGATTAACAACATATACAAATTCAAAAGGTATTTACAGTTTATATAGACGAACAGGTAATATTTGGCAACACATAAACGACTATACTCTGCCTTCAGATGATACACTAGTAGGTAAAACTGTTGCAGTTACACGAGACAATAATCTGTATAGAATTTATATTGGAACCCAAAATCGTGTTCATTTCGTTAAACATGGCATCGATAATACAGAAACTGCCTATGTGTATGCATTAGATATTGATAAAAATTACAGAGGTGAATACTCTGCAGAAAACTTATATAGATTGAATGAAATTGTTAGATACAATTCAGGTTTTTATAAATCTTTGACATTTAATTCTAATGTTACTCCAGCAGGAAGTTTAAAATGGCAATTTATAAGTGAAGAAGTTGCAAATAGTCATTACGTTCCTATTGATGACAATATATATAACGATACATTGTTTGATCCAATTGATGCTGTTAACCATTTTTCAAAAGATATTGCAGTATCAGAAAAGGGTGATGTTTTCGTTACTTCGATTGAAACAGACACAAGTGTTGATGTAGATAACAAAATAGCAATTTATCGACTTAATTCCGAAGGAAGATATGTATGGAGCCAAACAATACTAGCACCACAAAGCAGTACTGGTTGGGCATCTAGCATTGATTTATCTAAAGATGGAAAAACATTAGTTGTTGGTGATCCAGGTAATAATACCAACGAATCAGATAATGGACTTGTTTTTGTTTATCAGTTAAATTCTAATGCAAATCCGCAGTTTGAGATAACACAGGTCTTGAATTCTCCTAGAGAAGAAAAATTTGAAAAATTTGGCACAAAAGTAAGTATTACCGATAATTGGATAGCAGTTTCTAGTTTTAATGGTAATATTAGAATTAATACTACTATTGATAACGATAGTACAACTTTTGACCGTAAATTTACAACTTATAGTAAACGCCTAACTGACAGCGGTAGTGTAACACTTTATCAAAGAATTGATAATGATTATATAATTGCAGAAGAATTAGAGCATCCAGATGCAACAGATGCAAGATTTGGTGAAAATTTATTAATCAATGGTAATGAAATATACATAGGAAAGCCTAGAGCAATTAATACAATTGACGGGGTTACATACAAAGGCGCAGTATGTAATTACGGGATGCCTAAAGAAAAATACTCCTGGACAGTGTTGAGAGAAAGCGTTGACGTAGTTGATACTAATAAAATCAAACAAGCATTTTTATATAACACTAAAACCAATCAACTAGTCGAATATTTAGATTATATTGATGTACAACAAGGTAAAATTCCTGGACCAGCAGATCAAGAAATTACATTCAAGAGTTACAATGATCTTGCAAAATATAATATAACTACACGCCGCGCCATTTTTAGTGAATTAAACAATTGGGAAGAACAATATGTTGGAAAACTTTGGTGGGATTTAAGCACAGCAAGATTTAAAAATGCCTATCAAGGTGATGTAATTAACCAGCTTAATCGCTGGAATAAAATTTTACCAAACTATCAAATTGATGTATATGAATGGGTAGAAAGTGACATTCCTCCCCTAGAATGGGACGAACAAGCAGATACGCCTACGGGTTTTGCAAAGGGTATAAGCGGACAAAGTCGTTACGGTAATTTGGCATATTCACAAAAACTGGTTTATGATCCTGTCGCACAAAACTTTGCTACAAAATATTATTTCTGGGTAAGAAATAAATTTACTATTCCTGATATAGCAGGTAGATCTATAAGTGCAGGTGATGTTGCAAAACTAATTGAAAACCCTGCCGGTCAAGGTTACCGCTATATTGCATTGTTAAGTAATCGAAGATTTGGACTTGTTAATTGTAAAAATCTAATTTCTGATACTGACATTGCTCTCAATATAGCATACTATACACAAGATAATCAAGAACAAAATACACATACCGAATATCAAATAATTTCAGAAGGATTAGAAACTAGTCAACCAAAAGAAGATGTAATATCCAAGTGGGTCGATAGTTTAATAGGCTATGATTCCGCCGGTAGTCCAGTACCAGATCCTAATCTATCACCAAGACAAAAATATGGTAATCTAAATTATCCAAGACAAAGTTGGTTTATTAATAGACAGGAAGCTCTTAAACAAGTAATTGAAAGAGCAAACATTGTAATGTCTAGAAATATCATGGTTGACGAATTTAATTTTGATAGATTGAACAGCAAACAGCCTGAACCTAGAATTACCTCGTTTACATATGATTACGTTATTGATACTATCGACGAACTTCGTTTTGTTGGTACAGTCAGATCTAAACCCGCAAAAATTCAACTTAGAGTGAATAACGGTAGTGTCACAAAAGCAAGTATCATCGATCAAGGTAGAGGATATGTTGATCTGTCTTATGTAGCAGGCAAAAGCTCTAGAAGAAAAGGGCCAAGTTACAGTGTAATTGGAACTGGGCAAGATTTAGAATTAGATTTTACTATTAATAATCTTGGCCAAGTTACCAATGTTGATATTGTTAATCCTGGATCAAACTACGAGAGTAATACATTAGTTGAAGTTCGTAGATTAAGTGTTTTAGTTCGTAACGACAATACAGTTAATGGTCGTTGGTCGATATATGAATGGAACGAAATTGATAATAAATGGGTAAGGAAAAAGGTACAGAGTTATAACACAACACTGTATTGGAGATATATTGATTGGTACGCAGATGGTTACAGTCAATTTACTACATTTGATTATTTGGTAGATTATAGTTATCAGTTACAAGCATTAGATGATCGTATTGGCGATATTGTTAAAATTGGATCAATAGGCTCCGGAGGTTGGCTGTTACTTAGAAAGATAGCAAACACCGGATCAAGAGATTATACTGCCGATTATGAAACAATTGGTAGAGAAAACGGAACTATAGAATTTGATGCAAAACTTTATGATGTTGCAGTTAGTAATGTAGGATTTGATGCGTTTGCATACGATAGTAAATTCTTTGATTCAGAACCTGTCACAGAGACTAGGCAGATTTTAGAAGCACTCAAAGAAGACTTAATGATAGATAATTTAGCCAAAGATTATAACGAATTATTCTTTGCAAGTATTCGCTATGTGCTATCAGAACAGTTTAATGTAGACTGGGTATTTAAAACTAGCTTTGTTAAAGCCAAACACAATGTAGGTGAACTAGAGCAAAAAATTACATATCAAAACGATAATTTACCTAGCTATAATGATTATATCGAAGAAGTTAAACCTTATAAGACAAATGTAAGAGAATATCTGTCAGCATACGATCGTATTGAGGATACAAACACTCTTACAACGGACTTTGATGTGCCACCATTTTACGATAAAACACAAGGCAAAATCGTTGGAAGTAGCTTGAAAGTAATTAACAATGCGCTTGTTGGTGCAGAACCAAGATTTGATAATTTTCCAGACAAAGGCTATATTGATAATGCAGGCTTTGAAATCATAGATATTGCAATAGCTGACGCCGGCGCAGGTTATTCAAATACTCCTAAAGTGTTTATCGAAGGCGGCGGCGGAAGTGGAGCTACTGCAAGAGCATATGTGGGTCGAAACAAGATCACAAATATCGAAATTACTAATTCTGGAAGCGGATATTTAAGTGCGCCAATAGTCAGGTTAGTTGGCGATGTGGATGACGGCGGCAGAGAAGCAAAGCTAACAGCCATTTTAGGCAATTCTTTAGCTAAAAGTTTTAAAGTTATTACTAAATTTGATAGGGTAAGTGGCGAGTATTTCATAGTAAGTATGCCTGAAACTGAAACATTTACAGGCACTGCTCAAAATACAACATTTAATCTAAGTTGGCCTATGGAATTAAAAACCAATCGTGTTACAGTTACTATTGATGGCGAAAAACAACTACGAAGTAAATATTCATTTAGAAATGTTGAGGACAATACTTTATCATATAAAAGACACAAAGGACAAATAGAGTTTGCAACTCCGCCCGCACTTGGTGAACAAATTGTTGTAGAATATAATAAAGACCCTGCAATGTTAACTAGTGCTGATCGTATTAGAGAGTTTTATAAACCAACAGCAGGCATGCCGGGTATTGACCTAGGACAACTTATGCAAGGTGTTGATTACGGCGGAGTTGAAGTTCGTAGCTTTGATTTTGATGGTCCTGCAGGGTATGACACAGACGGATGGATGTCAGAACCTTGGGATACCTATGACAATACTTATGAAGATATACTGTTTATTGCAGATGGTACAACCGTCGTAATTGATTTAGATCAACCATTAGAAGATGGAGTAGAATATAATGTATATCGCAACGGAATTAGGATTGACGATCCTGATTATAATCTTACACCAACAAATCCAAATGCAGAAATGCAATCAATTACAGGTGCAGGACAGTCTCTTGTAAATCTTTCAGGTATAACTGCACAGGACGGCGACAGATTTATACTTCGAAAAAATACATCCGACGGTAGCTTCTTACCAGACGGCGATAGCTTTGACACATTACTAGAAGGCGGCAACTTGTTGTACGGCAATGCAAGTGGAATTAACGCTGAAGATATAATTGTAGACGGCGACTTGTTTGTCACTCCAGTTTCGTCAGGCGGCCCTGAAGAACTGGTTCCGGGACAAGTTTTAGATACAGTGGATATTAAAGTATACGAGCGTTTTGGTCAAGGTCAAGGTGAAGTTTATAACCAAAATTATATTACAGACGGTTCTACAAATACCTTTGATTTGGGATTATTTCCAAACAACGACGATGCAGTAATTGTAAAACTAGGTAGTACCATATTAAGTGATGATCAATATCTTGTTGATAGGGTTTCGCAAACAGTTAGACTTTACCAAACACCTATAGAAAATCAAAGACTTACAATATTAAGTGTTGGTCAAAACGGAAAAAATATTATCGATATTAATACAATTATTGCTTCTGGTAATACACCTATATTAGAGACAAAAGTTCAATGGACTAGTGATCTACAATTTGTATTCTCCGTAAACGGAGAAACACCAGAATCAGGCACAGTAATTCCTACACAGAATAACGATGGATTTGTAATATTTGAATTTGCGACCGGAAACCCTCCTGCAGGAACACAATTTGACTATGAAATTTATTCAAATAAGGATCAACAGAATTATAGTAAAATTTCTAAGGATACTTTTATTGCAGACGGTAGCACAACAAGCTATGAACTTACAGTAGCGCCACAATACAAGAAACCTGCCGAATATTATACAATAGTAGAAGTTGACGGCAGAATACTAAGTAGCGGCTATAATATCCAGTATATTGTAGACAACACTTTACAGAGAGAATACGAACTTGAAAAATTCCAAGTTCCAAATTCCACTATTAGTACTGCTTTCTTAGAAGTTTATGTAAACGACAGACTTTTAAATCAAGGAGATGAATATCTTGTAAATGTTGGTAATTCTAGTATAATTGTTGATTCTGGACTTCTTTCAGTAGGAGACGAACTTGAAATTTTCCTTAGAAACTTAGGTGATTATCAGATAAACGGAAATACACTTGAATTTTCAGAAGATTCAATACCAACTGAAGATTCTGTTGTGAATGTTTATACATTTACAAATCATGATGTTACCGGTTTAGAGCGTGTTACGTATGATGTTGTAGCAAGAAGTAGCCTAACAAAAGGCTTAGATGAATTTTCGAGATATCATAATTTAACAGGAGGTAAGATTGAGCTAGCTAAACCAGCAGTTGGCGTACAATATGTTTGGGTAATGGTTGACGGTGAGTGGTTAATGCCAACCGTTGACTATGAACTAAGTTTAGACAAGCGTATTGTATATCTAAAAGATACACCACAACAGGGCGTCAAGGTAGACATACTACATTTTGCTGCTCCTGTGAGTACTCCGAGGATTGTATTTAGACAGTTTAAGGACATTCTTAACAGAACTCACTACAAGCGTGTTGACAATGCTCAAGGTATCGTTCTTGCAGAAGACCTTAATAATTATGATTTTAGAATAGAAGTTGAAAATGCAAGTTTGCTTCCAAATCCGGATCGTAGACAAAACAAGCCGGGCATTATCTTTGTCAACGGTGAACGTATTGAATACTTTGTTAAAGATGGTAACACTCTGCGTCAATTGCGCAGAGGAACACTTGGTACCGGAATCGGAGATGTTTATCCTGCAGGAACCGTAATTGAAGCTCAAGGACCAGATAAAAATATTCCTTACGCTGATCAAATTATTACTACTAATGTTGAAGCAGTAAGCGAACAATCAAGATTTAGCTTAGATTGGATACCAACGTATGGAGTTAACGAATTTGAAGTATTTGCACTAGGACGTCGACTTCGTAAAACTGAACTAGAAGTTTTTGATCCCTCGCTTGCTCAAGATTCACCCGAAGGGGACATAACAGATCCTGCAGAATTTACAGTAGAATATACATATAACGAAAACGGAATTGCTGTAAATGCAGAATTAGTTTTAACAAGTGCGCTTGCAGAAGGTCAGAGACTTACTATTGTAAGAAAACTAGGAAGAATTTGGACAGATCCAGGAACACCTCTAAAAGATGCACAAAATGATATTGGTAATTTCTTACGTCAAAGCGTAAGTGAACTACCTGAATAAATACATACAGTATAGGAATGGAACTTAAACATGGTAAATGAAAACAGTGGCGTATATGTACAAGGTTACATCAAAATCCATAATCCGGAAACAGGTGAAATCTTTGTTGACAAAAAGAATGCTATTCATTATGAAAATATGAGTATAGCACTTGCGGAAAGTCTTGGTAATGCTGGCCAAGGCCCTATCAGCGAAATGTGTTTTGGTAACGGCGGCACAAATGTAGATCCAACCGGTATTATTACATATCTCACACCTAACAGCACAGGAACTAATGCAGGACTTTATAATCAAACTTTCACAAAAGTAGTTGATGATCGTAATGCTAATAATACAGATCCAACACGTAACAAAATAGAAACACGACACGTAAGTGGTAATAATTATACCGATATCTTAGTGACTTGTTTACTTGACTACGGCGAACCAAACGGACAAGATGCATTTGACACAGCCACTGACCAAGATGCTCTTTATGTGTTTGATGAAATTGGTCTTAGAGCCTCAGGGTCAAACGGGTTAGGATCCGGAAAATTAATTACTCATGTTATCTTTCATCCGGTGCAGAAATCACTTAATAGACTTATTCAAATTGATTACACTGTGAGAGTACAAAGTTTAAGTGGGGGTAATGCATAATGCCTTATACTATACGCTTTACTGACGAAATTAATAAAGGTACAATTGTTGTTGAAGACAGAGAAATTAATACAACTGACACTAGTCTTCAATTTCCTGGAAAACAAGCTACAGCATATGGAACAGCAATTGGCGAAAACTTTTTACATCTGCTAGAAAATTTTGCGAGTAATAATCCCCCAAGCAATCCTGTGGAAGGTCAAACTTGGTATGATAATACAGTAGGCATTGATCAACTTAAAGTATATGATGGTACAAATTGGGTAGCAGCCGGAGGCTTAAAAAGAGGCGATTCTGCACCCGAAATTGCAAATTCAGTAAGAGGCGATTTATGGGTTGACACAGATAATCAACAGTTATATCTTAACAATGGTGCAAGTTGGATTCTTGTAGGTCCAGAGTTTAGTGCAGGACTAGCAACAGGTGCAAAAGCTGAATCGATACTAGGCACAGATGATGAGCAGTATACAATTTTAAGAATTGATGTAAACGATCAGCCAGCAGTTATTATATCTTCAGTAGAATTTACTCCTAAAATTACAATTAGAGGATTCACAGTTCTTAAGCCTGGATTCAATCTAAGCACAGTTAATTTTGGTAACGGTATATTAAAATATAACGGTGTAGCAGAAGCCGCGGAATCGCTAGTAGTAAGTGGATCAACGCTTCCAATTAGTGCTAACAGTTTTCTAAGAGGCGATGGCGCAGCACCTACAACATCAAATAACCTGATTCGTGTAAAAACAAACGAAGGTATACAAGTTGGAGCCAATGGACAACTAGGTCTAGTAGCATCAGCTGAGAGAGGTGTAATTCAAAGTAATTTTACCGGAGCAAGTTTAGATCTAAAGGTAAAAAATGAAAATGGTTATTCTACTGTAATTAGAGCTAAGAGTGATACAAGTGTAGGTATTAATAAAGAAAATCCAGAAACTAGTTTAGATGTTAATGGTGTTGTACAGGTAAGCGAGCAACTTAAAATACTTGGTGTTGAAGATAGCGATTTAACATTTGACGATAATCTGACAGATGGAAGTATAATCACTTCGGGCGGAGCTAGTATTTCTAAGCATCTTAAAGTTGGAAACGGTGCTACTATTAAAGGAAATTTCCAACTTGACGGGAATATTACAACTAACCCAGAAGCATTAATAACACCAAACATAAGCGGATTTAACACAATTACAGCAACTACTTTTATTGGTAATTTACAAGGATCAGTACAAGGAACTATTGAAGGTTCTGCATCTAGTGCTTCTAAACTAACCAACAGAACTACATTTAGAATGATTGGTGATGTAAGTGCAGAATCATTTACATTTGACGGATCCGGAGAATTAATAAAAACATTCAATACAGAGCTTTCGAATGAGTTTATTGCTGCAAAACCCACAGTTGTCGATCCTGAAGCAGGAGACGAACTTCTTATTAATAGAACTATTGGGGATGTAGGTCTTAAAAGAATTACAAGAGCAAATTTGTTAAAAGATATTCCAAAAAATCCAGTGGGATTAATTTCAGCATTTGGCGGACAAACTCCGCCGGACGGTTGGTTAATTTGCGACGGAAGGATTATACAAAAATCAGAAGCATTTGATTTGTGGTTGGTAATACAACATCAGTTTCTTGATCCTAGTTTGATTCCAGGAAGATTAGCAGGCGCAAGTGCTGCAACCCATTTTGCATTGCCAGATTTAAGAGGTAGATTTGCCTTAGGTGCAGACAATATGGGGGGAATTCCTGCAAACAGAACAACAAATGTTGCTGCTGACTTAGTAGGTAATACAGGCGGCACCGAAACAAAAAATATTAGACCGCGAAACTTACCTCAACACGAACATGATATGAAATCTTCTGGAGGACAACAGTTCTATGGAATTTTAGATACTACTGACGACGATGCATTAGGTCAAGAAGTTGAAGGATTGAACATTTCGTCTAGTTCGCCTCCATCGTCGGGTATTCCGTCAAGTGGTGGTATACGTAACGGAGGTATAGACGGTAATGATAACTATAGAGTAGTGGAAGGCGAAGAATTAGGTAGTGCATTTGATATTATGCCTCCATACCAAACAATTAATTATATTATTTTTGCAGATAATGCATAAAGGACAAGGGAATGAGTTATAAGTTAAACAAAACAGACGGATCGCTTTTAACAGATTTAATTGATGGCGTCCTTGATACAAATACTACAGATTTGGCCCTTGTTGGTAGAAACTATACAGGGTTTGGAGAATTTTTAAATGAAAATTTTATAAAGTTATTAGAAAATTTTTCAAATCCTAATGAACCAGTAAACCCACTACGCGGACAGTTATGGTACGATACATCAGAAAATAAATTAAAAATTTATGACGGAACAGATTTTCAATCAGCTGCCGGTTCTTTTATTAGCGAATCAGAACCTACAGGACCAATTCCGGGAGATACGTGGTTTAGTACTGATAACAAGCAATTTTACCTATATGACGGAACAGAGTTTGTCTTAATTGGTCCTGCTTATAGTAGATTACAGGGCGAATCCGGTATTATAGTCGATACTATTTTTGATACAAATCTCAATGGCAAGACGGTATTAAAAATTTATGTAAAAGATTCACTACAGGCTATTATTGCAGGAGAAACATTTACTCCAAATCCTCTTCCTGGAAATATTGTACAAGGACTTGTTACAGACAGCAATCTTGCAGGTACAATATTTAAAGGTGTAAACCTAATAGATAAAGAAAATTTTCAGTTTTACGGAACAGCTGAAAATGCTTTTAATTTAAGAAGTGCAACTGGACAGATTGTTCCTGAAAGTCGGTTATTAAAAAATGACGAAAACGGTGTTTTAAATGGTAGCCTTGACATAAGAACTTCAACAGGTATTACTATCGGAGTTAATAGTGATACAAGATTACTCATACAAAATGGATTTACGATTAAAAATACAAGAGTAGGACAAGATTTTAATTTAATTGTAAATTCTAATCAAAGCGAGTTGTCAGAAACTCCTGCAATTACTGTAAAATCAAATAGTCAAAGAGTTGGAATTTTTCAAGGAGCCCCGGCATATAACCTAGATGTAACCGGTGATGTAAGAATTACAGGAAATCTTACTGTAGAAGGCGATAGTGTAACTACAGAAGTAGAAACGCTTCAAATAGAAGACAAAAATATTGAACTTGGTCTTGTAGATAATGCTAATAATCTTACAGCAGATGGCGGCGGCATTACACTAAAAGGCACAACAGACAAAACATTTAATTGGGTAAACTCAACAAGTAGTTGGACTTCTAGTGAAAATATTGATATTGCAAACGGAAAAGTAATAAAGCACAATGGTAATGATCTATTAAGTAGCACACGTTTGTTTGATACAGTAACTCAAGCTACTGGTATAACAAGGGTTGGCACTTTAACAGAATTAACTGTAGATACTACAAGAATTGACGGATCTACTATTTCGAGAACAAGCGGCACAGGGTTAACACTGAGTGTCGGAGGCGGCGATATTGATGTACAAAGCAGTAGGATTAGTCAACTAAACGAGCCTACGCTAGATCATCATGCTACTCCTAAAATATATGTAGATAGAGAAGTAGTAAACGAGCCGATTGTATTTGGATTTGATATTACAGGATATACAAGCCCAAATGATAGAATTATTGATATTCTTAATACTGCATATCCGCCGAGCACATTTGCTCAGGGAAAAGCAGCAAGAGTAATTTGTACAGATTATGATGCAGTGCAATCAACAGATCCGATTGACATTGCTACAGCATCTAGTACAACAGAAGTAGATGTAAATGCAGCAGCCGGCGGCACAGTAAGTGTTATACAAGGCATTAACTTGCCAAATAGTTTGCAGCCAACCTTTACTTTAACTATCAACAGGGAAATACGTTTCTTTGTAATTAACGCACTTGGCAACTGGGAAGTAGACAGCTCAGAAGCACAAAATCCGCTAAATATAACATAAGATAGACTTTCAGGGGACATGCAAAAATGGCATATCAAATTAATAGATTTAACCGATCACTATTAACAACCGTTGAAGATGGAACGCTCGACGAAACAACAGACATTAAGTTTGTAGGTAAAAACTACGCAGGTTATGGCGAAGTACATAACGAAAACTTTTTGTTCTTGTTAGAAAACTTTAGTGGTGCAAACGAACCACCAAAGCCTATTTCAGGACAGCTTTGGTTTGATAGCAATGCACAGCGTATGAAATTTAGAGATTCTAACAACAAATGGCGCACAGTAGGTGGTGCCGAAGTAAGTACAAGTCAACCAGCAGGTTTAGCAACAGGTGATTTTTGGTGGGACAGTGCAAATGAGCAACTTTATGTCTACAACGGTACAGAGTTTATTTTAATTGGCCCACAAGATGCAGGCGATGGCATAACACAAATGGTAAGCCAGACAGTCATTGATACAACAGACGTAAGTAGATCGGTAATTGTGTCTATTGTAAATGATGTTCCTATTACGATTTATTCCCCTGTAGAATTTACAATTAAGAATGTAGCAGGAAATACAATTGACGGTTTTGGTACAGTACGTCGTGGTGTTACATTGAGAGACACTGATAATACAACTGGTGAAACAACTACATTATTTAGATTCCACGGTACTGCAACTGATTCGGATAGACTAGGCGGACTGTTAGCAAGCGAGTTTGCAAGAGCGTCAAACCCAAGTTTCAATACACAAATTGAAGCGCCATCGTCTGGAATTATAACTGCTGGAGTATTCAGCATGTTTGTTGAGGCTGGGCTATTTGGAGATGAAGATTACGGTGTATTTAAAAATACCAGCGGCCCAGGCAACGATATTAGATTTATCACACGCAATAGTCAAGGTACAGAAGTAACTAGTATAAAAATAAATTCAGATGGTGTTTTTCCTCTTACAGATAATACATTTGATCTTGGATCGTCAAATTTAAAATTTAATGAGGTATATGCTACAAACTTTAAAGGCACAGCTGATCAAGCAAATGAACTGCGCCTTGGATTAAGTGGCTCTGATTATAGATATGCAAGTGAAGCAAACGTAGCTGGTACTATTGCTGTGCGTGACGATAACAGAACCATAACAGCAGATGTATTTAACGGTATTGCAAGTCAAGCAAGATTTGCTGACTTGGCAGAAAAATATACTACAGAAGCAGAATTTCCAGTAGGTACTGTAATGACTGTGTGTGAACACGAAGAACACGAAATTTGTCCTTGCAGATTAAGTAGTCATCCGGTAGGTGTTATTTCTGCAGATCCTGCATATTTAATGAACAAAGATCTTGAAAATGCACAAGCAATTGCACTAGAAGGTCGTGTACCAGTAAGGGTAGTTGGATCAGTAAAAAAAGGTCAGAAACTTTTTGTTGATGCAGACGGTTGCGCAAGTGTGCATTTTGATGGCAATCCTTTGGTAGGCATTGCATTAGAATCAAATGCCGACGAATCCGAAAAATTAGTAGAAGCAATTCTTAAACTATAAATATACATACATTATAGGAGTTTAAGATGCCAGCAGTAGGAGATTCGATCACAGCCGCAACATTTAACGCAATCGTCAATAAAATTAATAAAGTTCTAGGCGACGACGGCGTTGACCCGCAAGTTGGTTATGGCAGATCTATTGAAAGCTCTACAGTAAGTTCAGGAGATATAATCGACGACAGCTTAATGACGGCGTTGTTTAACGATCTCGTACGTGCAAGAACTCATCAAAAAGGTAGTGCAAATTGGGATACAAGTGCAGACGGACTTGCCACACCAGGCGAAGGAGAGTACATCGGTGCTTTTGCAGCAGATATTGGCACTAGTGGTACAAGTGCTGACGCTACAGCTGATCAAGCAGAAGGCTTTTTAGATTTTGAACAAGCTGCACAAGACATTTTAGATGATATCTATGATGTTAGCGCAGGTCAAACAGGTATATTAGCATTTGCACCAAGTGTAAGAACCACAGAATGGAATGGCACTATCAATCATGAATTTGATATCACCTTCTCAAATGCTAATGAAAGACGATACTTTTTTAACAGCGGCGGATATATTGAATTTAGTGCAGGTTTAACCGGCGGCAATAGTGTTGCTGGAGATCAAACTCAAACATATCCTGACACTCCTGCATATCAGAAAGACGAAATTTGGCAAACCATGCTCAATACTATGGGCAGTATTCGAATGACAAGAACAGGTACATCTAGTACAGGATCGGGCACGGGAACATCAATTGGCAATTATGCTTTGACTAGTTCATACCAGACTGTTTTTACCAAAACGGGCTCTGGTGTTTACAGTGAAAATAGCTACGTACTTGAAGCAAAAACTCAAACAAACAATACTATTAGGTTCAAGGCGTCGTTTAACGATAATGACATTGGTGATAACCGAGATGCTGATCTAGGTTTTCCTGGAGAAGGAACTCCTGTAGACGAAAATGTAACAGGTACAATTACGCATAGTATTCAATCTAGAGCTGCTACAGGTTTGGGTATTAACCATCCGGCATTTACAAATATATCAGAACTTAGTGGTTCGGTTCAAGCAACAAGTTATCTACTTACTGCTGCGGATACAACTCTTAATGAAGGAGATACTGCGGTAATTACACTTACTACAACTGGTCTACCAAACGGCACTATTGTTCCTTATACGTTGTCAGGTATTCAAAGTGCAGATGTAGGAAACAATCCAGGCAGTTTCAATATACAATCAAACTCAGATACAGTAAACATACCAATCGTTGCAGATAATTTGACAGAAGGTGCGCAAACAATGACACTTTCTTTAAGTAACGGACAAGCAAGTATTAATATTGATATTGCTGATACAAGTAAAACTATTGTATATTCGATCACTCCAAATAAGTTTAATGTAAACG